ACAAAAAGGTGGTGCGGCATCTGCAAATCAAAACAAATAAAATATTTAAATAATTATTTCCAATATTTCTACAACAACAATAATAAACGCGCCTAATAATATCAATTCCATAACATGCTCTCAAATTAAACTTAGTGAGAGCATGTTATCATTGTGGGTTTTATATTGCAATAGTTTTTTTATTAATGCTATAATTAACCTTTACTTATTACTTTCTATCAAATAAGATGAGATCTTTACGACAGGGAGTTAATTATGAATGAGTTGGTTTTCGTGAAAAATAATATTGCATTTACTACTTCCCAAATGATTGCTGATGGGGTTGGCCATAGTCATAGTACTGTACTTAAATTAATTAGAAATTCAATGGATCTTGAGCAACTTCGAGAGTTGAAATCTAATACTTTGAAGACAAAAGGGCGTCATGCTGAGGTTTTTGACTTGAGTGAAGAGCAAGCAACTTTAGTTGTAATGCTTATGAAAAACAGCCCTGTTGTTAGAAAATTTAAAAGCACTTTAGCAAAAGAGTTTTTTAAACAAAGAAAAATGATAGAAGGGTTGCTATCACAAAATCAAAACGCGGAATGGATTGAGAAACGCCAAAACACAAAAGCAATGAGAAAAGAATGCACGGACGTAATTCAGGAGTTTATAGCCTACGCCAAACAACAAGGCAGCAAGTCAGCAGAAAAGTATTACATGAATTTTAGTCGAATGGAATTAACCGGATTATTTCTTATTGAACAAAAGTTCCCTAATGCTAGAGATGTTATGAATATACGACAACTTCATTTAATTGAAATGGCAGATGAGGCTGTAGCCATCTCTCTAAAAGATTCAATGTCTAAGAATATACCTTACAAAGAATGCTACCAGATAGCAAAAGATAGAATATGTTTGCTGGCTAAGATATTTCCACCATCGCCATTACCATTATTACTAGAGAAAAGCCAATGAATAAAACCGAACAGTTCATAGACCAAGAAGTTAGAATTCGTTTACTAGAAGACATAGCGTCAAAGATAGATAGCCAAGAAATTTAAAGCCCAACGTAATTTCATTGGGCTAGTAATGTCGGTAGTTATTATTCCGGTATTGTTACATTATTATGGACTAATTTAGTGAAAAATTGTTAATAACTTGTCCAGCCTCGGCCGATGTTGAGTTGAGCCCAGCTTAGTACAGGAGAGCCACCGAAGAATCCGCGTTTTCGAATACTCAAATCAGCAGGCGATACATCCATTAGTTTCTTAGTCATTTCCATGTATTTGGCGCGAGTAGCATCAGGAACAGTTGCCCCATATTCTTCGCAAATCTTAACGGCCAAGCTGTATCGTAGCCATTCCAGATAAAAGTTATCGTATACAAGACTCATATCAGTAACTAGCGTTACATCAGTTAACGCAAACTTACCTGACATATTCATGGTATAAATTTGATTAGGAACAAAATATAAAAATATGCGTGATCCACCTTTTTCTCGCTCGACACGATAACAGTAGGGTAGGCTTTGAACATCATCAATACGAGGTTGCGAGAAATATTCTTTCCGAGTAAATTCTTGTAAGCTGTAACGAACTTGATTGATGTTGAACGTCAATGAATCAACGTACAGTAAGTTTTCAATAAAATATTCTTCTTGACCTTGAACAGTATCAAATGTAAATCGGTCAAAATAAGGGATTAATCTTAAGTCTGTGCTCTTGTAGTCAAGCTCAGCATTAAGTAGATGTAAACCGTCTGTGATTTGCTCGCCAGTAACTACTTGTAGTCCTCTCGAAACAACTTGGGACAAGTAGTATGACCGTGTGATTAACTCTAACGCTGTATAAGCCATACTATTGCCCCTTGTTTACTTAGATAAAGAACTCATAACCCGCAACATTGATAGCAACCGCATCTCCACCGCCGGCAGACCACAAGTATTCGAGCGCAGGTGCGCCAGCGTTTAATCCTGCTAACACATAAGCAGTATCTCGCAATACAACAGATGTTACTTGAGAAGTTGCTTGATACATGTCGCCAACAGCACCGAAAGTTTTCAATGTCAATGTACGACTAGCAGCGGCGGGAGTCATTGCATACTTAACCCATACCGGTGTGTTTTGCACGGCAGGAACAAACGTTGTTAACACAACTTCTGTGTCTGTTGTTGCAGCACCCGCTGTAATTGCTGTAGCAATAGGCGCATCATACATAAATGTACGTCGTCCATCATTGCCAGCTGTCCAATAGCCTAGAAGGATATCAGATGTTGCGTCAGTGCGAACGTATCCCAGCAAAGCAAACGCACTGTAGCCAAATGGCATGACAGGAGCCGTAGAAGACAATGAGAACATAGCACCGGTTGCTTGTTGTGTGACAGGGTCAGCGACCAAGTGAACCGCGTACAACGTATTCGCTGCAACAGTTCCTGTATCTAAGCCGTTAAGACCGCTATTAACAATGCTGGGGCTTAATACAGAATCACTTTCCAACTGGTATACGCCGGTTGAATCTAGGATGGACCCAGCAGAAATATCGATTATTTCATCTGGCGTAACAGTATCATTGCTAATTTGTAAACCGTTTACGTATTTCCAGGGTTGTTGACCGTATTGCACTGATGTTACTGGCATAATTATGTCCTCTTAATTCGGGTTATTTTTGTGATGTTCTTGGTGATGTTTCCTACACAACCATCTTACATCAAGTGGCTTGTGATAGTCATCATGATGCGCTTGAACATCTTCTTTGGTACCGCATACTTCACAGGGTAATCTTGTTAAATGCCCTTGTTGTATCGCCCTTACTGTTACTTTTCTAACAGCTTCTTTAAATCTTTGCTCATCAGTGCGGCAAGGCCTATGAAGTTTCTTTTTAAATACTTTGCAACTTTTGCAATAACTTTCATTTAAATAGTTCTCTTCTTTTTCTCGACCACAATTAGAGCAAGTAGTTTTTCTGCCTTCATCATTTTTGAATCTTCGACCTTCTGCAATGCTTTTGATCCGATTCTTAATGTTTTTACAAAGATTGCAATAAGCATCACGAGGATTTTCTTTTATCGCCCCGCATGTGGCGCAATCAGGCTTATCTTTTTCATAATACCTTTCTCGCTCACACGAAAGACAATAACCTCTTTCTTGATGCTCTTTGACACCTTTGCATCTACTACACAATATTCCGCGTTTAACCACGGAGCCATGTGTTGCTCGATGTTTTCTAGCATCCAATCTACTCTTTTCTTTCTTGTTGGCCTTTCGGCAATCATCACAGATTTTCTTTTGTGTTGACGCCTTTTCCTTACCACATTTACATATTAAGCTTGACATGTTTCCCCTTTATTGTTGCGTACGCAAAAGAAGTATATAACATCAAGCTTAATTAAGCTACTTTTGTTTAAAATTAAAGCGGAAACGCATATCTTAGTGAATTCTCACTGACCAAGCAGCTTCCCCAAAAACTATCTCTAACGTAAGCCCGCACATTTTGCCCGAACTGCACCCCGAAATAATGTCTAATCGATGCGCCAGAATCTGGATCAGTCATATTAGAAGTAGTGAACGGTGATTGATCAGGAAGACGTGGCATTGCCAAATAGAATTGATCGCCAGACATCAATATACCAGCTCTGTGACTTGGTAACGGAGTTACTGTCATGCCAGCCTGGATAGCGTTATTTAAGTTTTGGTTTGCGTTTTGCGCCCACACTAAACCAACGCTATTGATTGTTTGAATCTGAACAGTAACAGTACCGCCAACAGTAGCAGCATCAGCAATCGCACGGAACTGAACAGGTTGCTGTGACACTTGATGACCAATAAATGTCAAGAAGCGCATGTTTGGTTTGCCACTTACGCCATCATTGAACTGAAATAAATCACCCGCTTTAATAGCGTTAGCGTCAGTACCAGTTGTAGGCTCGGTGAATGTAATTGTTGTTACGTTAGCGCCGGTAGGATCATTTGTTGATACAACTGTCATAACATTGTTAGGAGCAGCAGCGTTACCAATTGTTCCCGACACATGAGTAGGCAACAAGTTCGATTCGTACCAATCAGTATTCGCAAATTTTCCCAGCTCCCATGACATTGCAGTTTCGTTGTTTCGTGTCATTGCAAATTGATTTAAGCCAGTACCAACGATTTCAGGAATGTTTGCAACAGGTAATATTGCACACATTTTATGAGATGCAGCACCGAAATCTTCAAAGTTTGCAACAGATTGAGCCAATTGCGTGAATGAGTTGATTGGTGTAACACCGTCACCATAAAAACGGAAGGGTCCACTATTAACTTGCTTGCCTTGGAAGTTAGCATTTTGTGGGTCGTTTACAGTAACACCGGAAATGAAGTTACGTAGAATGTCGCCTTCAATTGACGTACCCAATTGTTTAACAGCCGCCATACCAAATCTGTCCATGTAATCACGAACGTTTAAGATGAATTGTTGGTCTGTATATGCTGCTGAAACGTTAGCTGCTTGAGAGCAAACTAAAGATTGCACGCGCTGTGTGGATGGTTGCTCTGTGATAACAAGACCTGCGTAAGACTGATAGCGAGGTGTTGTATCAAATGTAACCGTGTCACCTAAATTTGCTGTTAAATCATTAAAGTTTTTAAACTTTTTGTTTGCGATATTGATACCAACGAATGAATTTAATAGCCAAGCCAATTCGGCCTTTTGATATGTCTGTACGTTCTGTAAAATATTTACTGGCACTGTCATAATATATGCTCCAAAAATAATAATCGGAGATAACAGTAATAAACAATGCCTAAGCTTTACCCGCGGAACATTTTCCGAAAGTCTTGAACCGACATTGCACTGTTATCCATTCCTGCATTTGAAGGTTTTAATTGTGACATCGGGTCTTGAGCTTGTTTTTCTTGAGCAAGTGCTTCTTGATTTGTCCGAATAGAATTACTTAATTCGGTCATGGCTCTTTTTGCTAACATCGGCTGCGTATATTGCAAAGTTAATAGATTCGCCATCTTCATCGGGTTATCTAGCAACTCTTTCATAATGTCGCCCGTGTTTTCCATGTCGTTAGCTAGGCTAACTAGTGGCGCCATGCTGTTGTAATCCAAATCATTTAACTTTGCTTCGAGTCCAGGATATTTGGCTTCTGCTGCTTGCATTTTGCTAACAAAACTATTAACCATCTGTTCGGTTTTTAGGTTATTAACGTGCTCTTGCAGCATCTGCGGAGCTTTTTCGGCAATCATGCGTTCAATGTCAGCCGCGGATAATTGAGCCATCCCACCCATAGATTGCGGTGCTTGCGCTTGCTGCGCAGGAGCTTGTTCTTGTTGCATTTGTTGCTGTTGAAGTTCCATAAGTGCCTCTTGTTTACC